GGAAATGCTGCTTTACGTTGGCGAAGGCGAGTACGACATGCCGGCTGCCAAGCGTAAGGTCGGCGAAACGCCTCTGATCTCGCTTGGGGCCGATGCTGTCGTGCGCGTGTATGGGCCCGGGGCTGACATCTCTGGCGACCCAGCCCACATCAACTGGTTCAACGCACCAGAGGTTGGCGCGAGTTCGAGCGGTTCTTCGGGCCTCGAATTGACCATGGCTACGGACCTGACCAGGTCCGCCACAGCTTCGGCGTATCAGTTTGTGGGCGACACGATCAGCGTGCCTGCAGGTGCCGGGGAATTCCCGGAAGACTGGGCCAGTGGAATCATCATTCGGGCTGTGGCGCCTTACAGCTACGAGGTGGTCGACGGCGGTGCCGATCGTGACATCATCCGTGGCCCGCTGGAAATGTTGAGTCCGAGCCCCGGCATGCTGATCGAGGTGGCGGGAGCGAATGCCGGCATGTATGTGGTGCACAGTTTCACGCCGGCCGTTCCTGCTGTTCCAGCGGACCCGGGTTCAGCGTCGACGTTGACGGGCTCTGCAGCACCCAGCCGTTACGACTTCAACGTGACGCCTCTCGGCTTCACGATTTCGCATGCGGGTACGACCTACCCAGTAACGCTGAACACCGCTACGACGGATCTGGCGGGCCTGGTTTCCGCACTGAATGTGCAGCTCACCGGCGTGCCAGTACAGGCTCAGCAAGCGTCGGGAAGGGTTCGCTTCGTAGAGCTTGCCCCGTTCTTTGGCATGCCTATCACGGCTACCGGGGCCTCTACTGTACTTGGGGCTGCGCCAGTTGGTGTGACGGGAGCGCCTACAACTGGCGGCACACCGGCGCAGCCGGCGGAAATGACGCTTAATTACGACGGCGGCTCGCCCGTGGTGGGCCTTGCGCTTGGGCAGGGCCTGGCCACTATCGGCCCGCGTGGACTGCGGTACCGGATCACGACATACAGCAGCACTTTGGTAGAAGTCGAGCGGCTGACCTCTTCAGGCGCTGCCGACACTGCCTGGCCTGGCTTCAACAGCATGCAGACCGTCAATGGCCTGATCACGTTGGACGCTTCAAACCTGCAGGGAGGCTATCGCGGGCCGATCGCGTGCTGCCCTGAAGGCGAGAAGATCACAGAGATCGAGTGGTCTGTGACCTACGCGAGCGGCCTTTGTGGGATCGGTAGGGAAGGGCAGATCTACGAGATTCCGGCCTACTACGTTTTCGAGTATCGAGACATGGACGTGGCTGGAGCCTGGACGGTCATCGAAAAGATGAACGTCGGTGGCTCTCTGGACGCCCAGGGCTTCACCGAAAGGGTTGTTCTCCCGTACCCGATGCGCGCCGAGGCAAGAATCCGCAAGCATTACGTCGATAGGCCTGGCCGTATCAATGACGAGGCCCGCGACGATGCTACCTGGACTGATCTGCGCGGGAAGATGCAGAGCTCGCCCACCAGCTACCCGGGTTTGACTGTCATGACCTGCGTGATTCGTGGTGGTGACAGGTTGTCGGCTCAGTCCGAGAGTCAGGTCAGCGTTGAAGCAACCCGCATCCTGCCGCTTATGGAGGGCGGTACCGGGCCAACCCGCGACATCGTGCCCTGGTGCATCTACCAGCTGAAGCAACGCGGCTACACCGATGATGACTTGGATCTGCCGGAGTGGCAGGCCTTCCACAACATCTGCGTAGCCCGCGGCGACACTTACGACGAGACGCTGGATTCGACGATCACCGTCAAGGACATGATCAACAATGCCTTGGCTTGCGGATTCGGCGAGCTGGTGACCTTCCGGGGCCTGCTGCGCCCAGTTCGTGACCAGATCCGGCCGATGTATGAGGGTATTCGCTACGGACCAAAAACCCAGACGTACTCGCCGCAGAACATGACCAAGATGATCAGGATCAGCGGCCCCATGCCGTCGATCAACGACTTCGACGGCGTGGATGTGGAGTACTTCTCACGCGAGACGTGGGCCTGGGAGACAGTGACGTGCCGGTGGCCCGGAGACCTTGGTCTCAAGGTCGAGAAGATCAAGATGCCTGGCTTCAGTGAAGAGGCCAGGGCTTGGCGTTTCGGCATGCGCCGGCGTGGCCACCAGAAGTTCCGCACCGACACCTACACATGGGAGACCGAGATGGATGGCCGGAACAGCGGCTACCTTGGGTTCGCGGTGGTGGCGGATGACGCGCCGAAGCGGTGCCAGAGCGCAATCCTTGTCGACTTCCAGGTCACTGGAGCGGGGACGTATCTGCACTCATCCGAGCCGCTGGATTTCAGTGCTGGCGGTGATCAGTGGCTTGGCCTGCGAATGCTCGACGGTGAGCTGTCTGGGCCTTGGATCGCTACCAAGATTGACGACTACACCGCCAGGGTCGACGCAATCGACTTCACCCCTCTGGTGAATGGGCCGCTTGAACCGCCGCACATCCTGTTTGGCCCTGCCGCTCGCTGGGCATACCCAGTGCTGATCACCAGCTCGGACCCAGCCAGCGGCAACGTGGCGATGAAGGGAATGCCCTACGACGCCCGTGTTTACACCTACGACGATCAATTTCCGGGCGTTTGAGCCCGCCTCCATTCTCGCCGGTATAATCGAGACCATCTCAGAAAGAGGTTTGGTCACGATGATTAATCGCCGGCAGATGATAAAAATCAGCGCGCTCGGAATCGCATCTTCTGCGGTGCCAGCGGCTCATGCCATGAGCGATAACTCCATGAGACACATGACTGGCAATGCCGTCGAGCCTTACGGGTCTTCAGACCCGCGTGATCTGTTTGATAACTCGGCCAACATGGACTTGGCTGCAAATGGTGATGCACCGACCTGGATTGACCGGAAAGGACGAGTACGTAAGTCGTTTGCCGGTATGGAGCTTGATTTTGGTTCCGCCCAGGCGAGCCGTGAGCAGGTATTCCAAGATTTTCTGTTGAGTTCTGGCTACATCGACATCGGGGATTACGGCCCGCTTCTCCAGATTTCCCTGAGGAATCAGGTGTTCCGGAGGGGGGGCGAGTATTACCGTATCGCTGCTCCTGTAGAGCTGCCCTACACGACCACCGGTGATTGGGAGTCGGAGAAGGGCTTCTTCGTCCAGGCGGGTGACGCGGTTCTACGCCAAGATCTGGCTGAAGAAACCGGTGCAGAGCTGGTTTCCATGGATGGCCGCAAGATCGCATACACCCTCCGGGATAGCGTGAACGTCAAGGACGGTCGTTTCGGCGCAATCGGTGATGGCCAGTATCACCCGCTTTCCGAACGTTACTCGTCGATTAACGCAGCCAAGGTGAAGTATCCATTCGTCAAGTCCCTTCTCCAGTCGATCGACTGGGCGGCCTGCCAGAAGGCTGTCATGACGGGCAAGCGCGTGCGCGCTCCATCAAGCGTGTATGTTTGGACTGACAGCCTGCGCATGACCTCCTCTCAGCGATTTGACTGCGATGGTGTCGGCTCATGGAACCACCTTGATCCATCCATTCTGAAGACGAATGACTGCGGCACGCACTTCATTATGTACGGCGTTGGCGAGAAGGAGCACACGCTTTGGGGCGTGACCGACATGCGTACAGCGGGAGGCGTGGTTTCTAACCCGGACTCCATCAACTCACTCGATACAAAATATGAGCTGAGCAACTTCCATAACAATGATGCGGCAGATGGGGTTGAATCTACCCTGCGCAAGTTTTCTTGTGCGATCTATGTCGAGCCAGGGTCGCAGCGCGGGGGTATCAGCAACTTCAGGGTGCACCCGAACTTTGATGGTCTAAATGGGTACAACGACCAGATGACCACCGGCCTTGGTGACAACTGGGATGTCGGGATCTTTGCTGACAACTGTCCATTTTTCAGCATGGATAACGTTCAGTGCGTAGGATACTGGCGCATTCGCGGTGTGCTGGTCGGATGCGTTTCCAGAGACGGTGTCCAAGGTGCCAACTACTTTACCAACATCAATCGATGCGAGATCCAGGCAGGACTGGAGATCCGTGGCGGTGACCAGTCCAAGGTGTTAGCTACTACCGCCAACACCATCGACGTACCTTGGGCAGATAACCACCCATACCGAAACAGCGGCACCGTGAATACTCCGC